CACAATCTCCACCTATAAATTTGAGGAACAATGACATCAAACCAGTTAGGTTTAGACCTTTTTTGAAAAGATCCATACCTAATTCAAACATTTCAGCTCCTTTCTCCCATAATTCTATAAGTTGAACTGCTGCACCACCAATGCTTTGAAGCATACCTTTTACATCATTGATAATTCCCATAGCGAAATTAGCAATGCTTTCAATCTGACAAACAATATCATCAATTAAATCATTAACAGTTTTTTTCAACATTTCTATTTTGCTCACTATGCCATCTACAAAACTATTAATGTTGTTTAGTAATGCTTCAATAGGAGCTTGAACATAATCTAATAAGTTTCCATCAAAAATACATAATTGTTTTAACACTTGTTGAACCACTGCTGTAACTTGTGCAAAAACAGAGAAAGGAATACCAGTAGCACTTGTCAGTAATGTTGTAACTTCTAACTTTTCTGTCAGTTTGGCAAATGCTTCTCTAATAGCACTAATAACTTGAGTGAATATACCACCCAAATAGTTTTGTAAATCTGCTGTAAGTTCTTTAACAGTTACAAGTTTACCAGAAATCATATCGATAAACTCGTCAGCTTTATCAGTTGGTATTAGAAGACCAGCTCTGTCTGCAATATCTTCAACTAGATATGATGCTGTGTATTCTAATGATCCCCATGGTCCTTTAACACCGTTAGCAATAGAAATTGGTTTGGTAGTATCTCTAGGTTTTATTGGATTACCTACACCGCCTGGAATACCTATAGCAGTACCAATATTTTTAGTTGATCCAGTTCCACCAACCTCACAAGTCTTGTTGCCAGGCATACAAACTATATTACTATTAGATTGTCTTAGATAACCTTCTTCCTTAGTAGTTGCTAATGAATTATTTGGATTTGCTATATGTTTAGTGGCATGATTTACACCAAGACCTTCTTCAAATTTTTCACCTGTAAAAGCAAATTTTTGATTTTCTTTGGTATCTGGTGATTTTGTTACACGCAAAACACCAATAACTATAGGCATTTGTGCATTTTCACCATCCATGAAGAATCCCATAACGATAGCACCAGGTTGAAGTTGTCCAGAACTCTCACCTTGTCCATCATTACCTGGTTGTGATGTGTGTTGTAATACAGTTGCCCAAGGTAGTTTATCAGTAGGAAGATCAGATGTAGTTCCTCCTTGTACATTAGTATAATATCCAAGAACACGAACTTTGACCCTACCAAGTTCCATAGGATCTTCATTGTCTTCTACTTCGCCAACCCACCAGAAAAAACCATCTTTTCCAACGAAATTAATCGTGGGTTCACCTACAATGCCATCAATGTTAGCTACCATTTCTCACACTTTGTTTTTTATTATTTAGCAAGTCTGGTGAACCTGTAAAAATGGTCACTACCCCAAATTAGGTTACCTTCCTTGTCTCTTCCTTGATCTGCACTATGTAACTTATCTCCGAAGAGTATTATTTTTGAACTAACTATAGCATTACCCATGACACATTGTCCTTCTGCAAATAGTCTTCCTTCCCATCTGTTGTCATATTCAACAAATAACATATCACATCCCTGTCTTTTAGTTCCATCTTCACTATAGTTTTCCATTAAAAAAGAGTCCCCCCTTACAAGAGACATTTTATGTCTCCCACTTCGATAAGGTTTGTTAGGACCCTCTTTTCTATAATAGTTTTTTGACGTATACCAAATTTGATCTACATCACTATAATCTATACTCCACTCTAGTTCTACGGAAGCAAATCCTAAAGGATTGGATTGTGCTTGATATCTATTTGTCCAATGACCTAAGAGTGCATCATCAAAATTAATCGTCATACACTAGGCATTCTGGTTCATCTGGATGCATTTCGCAGAATAGTTCTAAAGCGTTAGGATCGTGATGATCTCCTGCTTCAATTTCATCATGATGATGCTCTGCATAGACTTCAAGTTCATGTAACTCTACTTTTGCATGTCTGCGTGCTGCAGGTGATGCCATTGGATTGTCTAAGATTGCGTGATCTGCTTGGATGTGTTCTTCTATTGTTTTCATTTTAGTACCTCTTTGATACAAAACTATTTATATTTGTAGCGTGTCTTTCATCAGGTTCAGTTCAGTAGTCATGTTCTGACCCGTAGATTTATGTGCCAACGCAGCTATAATATAGCGTCCACTATACTTTTTGTCAATCTGTACGTTACCTCCAGTCCTCTCATTTGAGGGAATCTTAACATTTACTCCACCACCTGCATATAAATCTAAGTTACCAGGAATGTTAATAGTTAACTGAACATTTTTTAATGATTCTAAACGCATCCATTGATATGCTTGTAATTCAACTAATTGTTCATAGTTTCTTTGAGGATTGTTTTTAAATTTAGGATCAAAAATTTGATTAGGCATCATCTCATACCTAACTCTCTTAGGAGTCTTTTGAACCTGTTGAATTGTAGGATCTAAAGTTATTTGAGGATTTTGTGATTGTTTATTCAAATGTGACATAGTTTTCCAAATGTCTTTCATAGTATAGTTGTAAGAATCAGCAGATAAATCTGTACTTGTTCCCATTCTGGATCTAGTAATAAACACAGGATCAAATCCTACACTATAACCTGAGAAATTACCATTTCTTAAACCTACTAAGTAATCTCTTTCTTTTGGAAAAGAAATACCATTGATCGTAAATTGATCAAGAGCTTGATTATCAGAAATCTTTTTAGGTTGATAGGTGTAAGTATATAATCTATAATCACCTAATTCAGTTCCTAAGTTGGTAGGTTTTTCATTCTGTTCATTTACTCTTTCAATTAGAGTATCAACAGATTTAAAATGATATCCTGCAGAATTTTCAAAGAAAGCAAAAGCGTTTTGTAATTTTTTACCTGTTCCAGACTTACGAATAGCTCTTTGAGATACCCAATAAACTAAATCAAAAGGTCTCCAATTAGGAGATACAAAACTTTGTTTATTCATAGTCTCTTCTAGATATAATTTTTTACCAGTATTAAGAAACTTTTTACCCATTATAGCTCTTACAATTTCACTAGCTTCATTTTTATTGTTAAATATGGTTTCTGAATTACCAAAAACATTTATTATTTCATTTCTTGTGAACTCCTCTGATACCAAATTAAGTAAATAAACTTCTGTATTTTGATTAGTTCTAACTCTTGATTCTATTTGATAGCATCTAAATCTATAAGTTCTATCGATAATAGATGATTTAATTTGCAAACCAAACTGTTCACTACCAGTCATCTGACTAGAAAACAAACCAGCAGAGTCCTCTAGTATTATTCTCAACTCCATACAGGCAGTTGCCATACTTTCATATAGCTCAAAACCTCTTAGGAAAGAAGCTAGATCATCAGCACCACTTGGGGTTTGCATCTTTCTACCATCTTTATACATAAAAAGTTTAGCTTCAATTTCACCAGCTGTCTGAGTTGATAATGATGCTTCTTGATTCCCTATGTATTTTTGAGAAATAGCAGTGGTAATACTCATGTAAATATACCTCTTAATGGATTGTTAAATGAGTTCAATACTGCAACTGCAGTTCTAAGAACAGTTCCTGTAGTTCCTTGAACATTAGCAAATGTTCCACCACCTGCTTGAGCACCTAATAGTTGACGAATACCTGCTTCAGCAACTTGAATAAACTCACGGTTAGATCCGTTAGATGATTCTACAGCAGCAAGTGCCATTTGTACAATCTCTGTAGTCTTTGCATTGATCTCTCTTCTTGCTTGGTTTCTTTGTTCTGTTACCCTTCTAACTTTTGCTTGTTCCTCATAACTTCCTTGTCCTTTACTAAATGCAGGTTTACCACCACCAAATAAACTACCACTGTTAGTCATACCACCAGCTTGGAATCCACCACCAAATAAATCCATGAGTGAAGTATTGCTAGTATCACCTCCAAACATATCTTTTAAATTATCACCAAACTTAAATTCTTTAAAAATCTCAGATAAATCTGAAGCACCACCAACTGTAACACCAGGTCGTGATGTTCCACCAGCGTTAGTTATATCTTTAGTAGAATATAGGAATGACTTACCTGTTTTAAAAGGTGAAAGTATGGGTGTTCTGCCAGAACCCTCACCAACATAATCAAAGTGACCGCTATTAGGACCATTAGAATACTTATATTTCCATCCATATTTGATGCCATTCTTCAACATCCACTTATAGGTAGAACCAGAAACATCAAGTCCTTCACCATATAAGTGTACTGAGTTTTCATGTCCACCAACTTTATCATTATATTTAATACTTCTACCACTACTTGCTACATCAGCACCATTGACCTGACCTTTTGAATCTGATATCATTTGCATAAATTGTGCTGCAGCAGGTTGAGATAAAACTACGGGACGACCCATAGAATCTGTAACTCCTTTAATACCCCATCCTGTAGCAGTATCTTTATGACTTGCAGGAAGAATTGCAAGATTTCCAAGATTAGATGATGTAACTCTACCTTTATTTTCTATAACTTTTTGCATCAAATCCATTTCAGAACCTGCAGGTCCAGCACCTAGAAGCATATTAAAGATAGGTGCAAAACCAAAATTTTGTTTGTTTTGATCAGAACCAGCAGGAGGAACAATACCTAACACCTTTAGATAATCACCTACACCATTATTATTCATCAAAGATACTGTAGTGACACCACGACGACCAACTTGATTATAGTAAAGACTATCTTTAAGTTCTGCAGCAGCAGTATTATAATCTTTCTTCTGTAAAGCTGCCATCATTAATGGAAACTCATTAGTCCACTGAGGACCCATATTAAATGTAAGATCAATCATTGCTGCTTTTTGTTGCAATGAAAGATTTTTATATCCAGGTATTCCTTGAGCAGCTCTCTTATGATGTTTGTAATCTTTATTAAATAACTGTTCAGCATATGCTTTACTGATTTCATTAGGTATTTTTTCACCAGGTTGAACTAAATGACCATAACCAATAGATGTAAATCCAAGATTATCTTTATATTTCTTCAGTCTTAATCCTTCATGCTCTTTGATCATAGCTCTAGAAAACTTATCAAGACCACCTCCACCAAAGAAAAATCCTTGTTGTGCTGCTTCAGAAAGTCTTGAATTAGTTAATCCAGGCATTGCTCTAGTTGCAGGTGTATCAAATGGAACTACGAATGCTCCACCATCACTCCTTCTAGCAACATACTCAGTACCATGTCCAATAAAATCAGGTTTATTACCATCTAGTGATACAGGATATCCTGATTGAGGACCAGAAATCCAACCACCTTTTGCAAAACCTTCTAAGAAACCTCCTTGCATGAATGGTGGTATGTAGTCAAAATCGCCAGGTATAGCAGTAGGATTACCGAAATTAGGATTATATCTAGAACCAGGACCACCAGCGTCTTCTATTCCTGACTGAATTATTTCAGAAATTTGACCTTTATCTAAATCTGAGTTTTCTAATGCGTCAATTTGAGTATCTATTCTTTCTTTTTCTGCCTTCTGTAAATCTCTTCCTATAATGTCGTACGCTGCATAACTAGCAAGTCCAATACCTGCACCAGCAACAAGTGCTGCAGCAACTAAAGGATGAGCCA